ATCCAGCATAAGATGAAGATCGCTGCGTTACACGCAGAATATAACACACTTCGCCAAAAGAAGTTTCGCTTCTATAGAGGTGAAATGGGACAAACAGAATTGACTGAGCTTAAGTGGAGTCAATGGCAAGGCACTAAACCATTAAAGAACGAAATGGATGAGTTCCTTCAAGGAGATCCAGACTTAAACAAGATCAATATTAAGTGTGAATATATAAAAGGTATGATTGAGGCTTTGGAAGCAATCCTTGGTCAGATCAAGTCAAGAGATTGGCAAATTCGTAATGCTATACAATGGAAGCAATTTGTTGCTGGTGGTTAATGATTAAAGTTGAAAAAGTCAATAATGTTCACATAAGGGTTTTCACAGACCCGTCTATCGCTCAGGAAATTTCAGAGTTCTTTACTTTCGAAATGCCAGGAGCAAAATTCACACCGCAATACCGAGCACGAATCTGGGATGGTAAAATTCGCATGTTCGACTTGCATCGTAAAACATTATATGTAGGTCTACTCAAATATCTACAATCTTTTGCTGAACGTAACGAGTATGAAATTGAATACTTAAACGAAGTAGAAGATAAGAACGATATAAGTGTAAAAGAGATTAAAGAGTTTGCCGAATGGTTAAACCTTCGCGGTCGTGGTCAACCTATTGAAATCTATGACTATCAGATTGACGCTATTCATACAGCACTAACTGATAAGCGTCGTCTTCTTTTATCTCCTACATCTTCGGGTAAATCACTTATCATCTATACAACGATGAGATACTTACTTGAACAAGGAAAGAAGTGTATTATCGTTGTACCTACTACATCGTTGGTAGAACAATTACACTCAGACTTTGAAGATTACTCTTCTGCAAATGGTTGGAAAGTAAAGCATCATTGCCAGAAACTATACTCAGGTTTCTCAAAAGACTTTGAATCTGATGTGCTTATTACTACATGGCAATCTATTCATCGTCAACCTGCGCCTTGGTTCAAACAATTCGATGTAATATTTGGAGATGAAGCTCATAACTTTAAAGCTAAATCGCTTACAGGTGTTATGGAGAAGATGACTAATGTCGATTACCGTATAGGTACTACAGGTACGCTAGATGATAAGAAGGTTCATAAACTTGTTCTAGAAGGAATCTTTGGATCGATCTATAAGGTTATATCTACGCGTGAACTAATGGATTCTAATAGAGTTGCAGCTCTTAAAATTACGTGTATCGTGTTAAAATACGACGAAACTACTCGTAAGATTACTCACAAAGCTTCGTATCAAGATGAGATGGATCATATTGTAAAACATGAAAAGCGAAATAAGTTTATTCGCAATCTTGCTTTGAATGCTACAGGCAACACGCTAGTACTATTCCAATATGTTGAGAAACACGGCAAAATTCTTTATGATATGATTAAAGAAAAAGCTCATGATAAGCGTAAGGTATTCTTCATCTATGGTGGTACTGATGTCGAAGCACGCGAAGCTGCTCGTAAACTTGCAGAAACTGAAAGCGATGCTATCTTTATTGCGTCATTCGGTGTTTTTTCTACAGGTATAAATATTCCATCGATTGAGAACGTTATCTTTGCTTCTCCAAGTAAGTCTAAGATTCGTAACCTTCAATCTATCGGTAGAGGACTACGTCTAAAAGAAGGTAAGACTCATTGTAACCTATATGATTTGTCAGACGACCTACACTGGAAGTCTTGGAAGAATCATACATTAGGTCACTTTGCAGAACGACTAAAGACGTATTCAGAAGAGAAGTTTGATTATAAGATTGTTGAGGTACCCATTGAGTGAAGATTGCGTTGTATTTAAGTTGGTGACAGGAGAAACTCTTATCGCCACATTGCTAAACGAAACTGAAGACGGAATCGTAGTACTAAACCCATTGCAGGTTAAGATGGTTCCAATTGATTATGGGGAAGATGGGTATGGAGAACAAGCTATCACGAATAGATTTTGTCCATTCACTGAAGAGAAAGACTTCACTTTCGATCTAAGAAATATTGTTTATTGTAAACCTCTTCATTCGAAGATGAAGGATCACTACGATAGATTAGTGCTCGCCTTCGGCAAGGAAAGTACCGAAGAGCATAATCCTAAAGAAGAACAAGATAAAGAACATCTGTTTGTAGTAGATGGTGGACTCAAGTTCCATTAATAAATTGTAATACAGAGATACATTGTAACACACTCTGTACAATATGTGAAATCAAATATATAAATTTTACTTTAGATGTTTGTTAGTATATAATCAGACTATCTAAACGGAGGTCTGATGGCTACACACTATGTCAACAATGCTGAGATGCTTGAGTCTATCAAGTCATACAAAGCTAAATTAAAAGACGCCCGAGATAACAACACCGAAGAACCAAGAATTCCCGAGTATCTCGGAGAATGTGTTTTGAAAATTGCTACTCGACTGTCTCAAAAAGCGAACTTTATCAATTACTCATATCGCGATGATATGATATTGGATGGAATTGAAAACTGTATTCAGTGCATGAATAGTTTTGATCCCGAAAAATCATCCAATCCATTCTCTTATTTTACCCAAGTTATCTATTTCGCTTTCCTTAGACGTATTGCTAAGGAAAAGAAACAGTCATACATTAAAGGTAAACTAGTTCAAGAAATGGCATTTGATACGTTTGATCTTCAAGGGCATGATGACGATGCTGACTTTAAGAATGCCTATGCTTCATTCATGCAAATGCATTCAACATTTGATGATTCTTTTATTAAGAATAAAGAAAAGAAAAAGAAAGTTAAAGTAGATCAGTCTTTAGAAAACTTCTTTGATGCTCCTAAACTAGACGACGATAACAATCCATTCTCATCTGACGAGATTCCGCATGATAGATAAAGACTGGCTTGATAAAGTAGCACTAGCGGCATCAGTCTATTGCGAAAAACCCGATGTTAATGAAGAAGAGATTGATAGGTTTATAGAATATCTTTTTAAAGTATATGGCTATGAACAATTGCTGAAGATACGAGGACGTAAATGAAAGTAGCAATCATTACAGACCAACACTTTGGAGCTCGTGGAGATAGTACACAGTGTTTAGATTATTATCAAAACTTCTATAAGAATATATTCTTTCCAAAATTAAAAGAAGCTGGGATCACAACGATTCTAATTCTTGGCGATACGTTTGATCGTCGTAAGTTTATTAACTTCAATACTCTTTCTCGTGCTAAGAAGATGTTCTTCGATGTAGCATACGACAATGACATGATGATTACCATGATCGTAGGTAATCACGACACATACTTCAAGAATACTAATGAAGTAAATAGTCCTGAACTAACACTGGCCGAATATGTTAACATCAACATTGTTACAATGCCAGAAACAATTAGCATTCATGGCACTCCCATTTGTTTTCTCCCTTGGATTTGTGCAGACAACTACACATACTCAATGGATGAAATTAAAAATACTAAAGCTGAAATCTGTATGGGTCACCTAGAGATTGCAGGATTTGCAATGTACAGAGGAGCAGAATCTCATGATGGATTATCTAAAGAAGCTTTTAATAAATTTGACATGGTATTCTCAGGACATTATCATCATAAGTCTGACAACGGTCATGTTTATTATCTCGGCAATCCTTATGAATTAACATGGCAAGATTATAATGATCCTCGTGGATTCCATATTTTTGATTTAGAAACACGTAAGTTAGAGTTCGTTCAAAACACATATAGTTTATTTGAGAGGTTTGAATATGACGATACCGCCTGGGATCCTGATTCTATTGACACTAGTTTTTGCACTGACAAATACGTCAAGATTATCGTCGTCAACAAAACAGACTTCTATAAATTTGATAAGTTCATCACAAGGGTATATACAAAAAATCCTTTAGATGTTAAAATAGTAGAGAACTTCTCTGAATTTACTGAAGGTGAAGTTGACGAAAGCATTAATCTTGAAGACACGCCAATGGTGTTATCAAATTATATTGATTCTGTGGAGACAGAAGTAGACAAAGAGCGTGTAAAGAATTTTATGAAATTGCTTTACACTGAAGCTCTTAACAAGGAAATTAATTAATGATCATATTTAAGACTTTAGAGTGGAAGAACTTTTTATCAACAGGAAACTCTCCTAATAAAATCTCGCTCAACAAGTCTCAAAGCACTTTAGTTATTGGTCGTAATGGCGAGGGCAAGTCAACAATGTTGGATGCTCTTACATTCGCACTCTTTGGTAAACCATTCCGTAACATTAACAAACCACAATTGATTAATTCTATCAATGGCAAAGGTTGTGTAGTTACTATCGAGTTTGACATTGGCACTACTGAATACAAGATTGTTCGTGGTATTAAACCTGGGATCTTTGAAATCTGGTGTAATGGTGTAATGGCAAACCAAGACTCTGCTGCCAAAGATTATCAGAAAGTCTTAGAGCAACAGATTCTTAAACTCAACTATAAAACATTCACACAAGTTGTTATCCTTGGATCAGCATCGTTTGTTCCATTCATGCAACTGCCTGCTCACCAACGTCGTGAAGTTATTGAAGACATTCTTGACATTGGCGTATTCTCTACGATGAACCAGATTTTAAAGGAGCGCATTAATGAAACCAAAGATCACATCAAAACAATTGAGAATAAGATTGAGGGGGCGAAGAACAATGTTGAGGCTCAGAAAAAACTCATTGGGACATTGGTTAACTCTAAGAAAGATCA